GTTCTTGCTCTTCAGCGGACGCCACTTCCCGTACCACTCCCACATCCACAGCGATCGCCGGCCCAGCATGAAGGCGTCATAGTCCACGCCTTCGCTTCGTTCGCGCTCGGTTCTCACCGGATCCTGGCCCACCAGGGTGTAATCGTTGGACGGTCCCTGCTGCGCCCAGTCCACCAGGCGTTGCACCATCGCCGGATCGGACGTCCCCTGGTACAGCGTGCCGTCGCCGCGCACCAGGTCGTCCACAGTGACGCGCACCCGCCGGATCACATACGAGAAATCCTGGAGCGACGTCACCCCGCGCTCGGGAGGCACCATCACATCGTCCGGTTCGCAGGGGAAGAACCCGGGTCCCTCGTAGTCGCAGACCCGTTTCGGCTTGCCGTTCTCGAGTGTCGTAAACTCGCGCTTCCACCAGGGGCGGTAGGCGCAGGCCCAGCCGTTCAGGATGCGGCGGAATTCGAAGATGCAGAGCGGGTTGATAATCTGCATCTGGTCGAAGACGCGCGAGGTCATATAGCGGCCGATCTTCGCCACCTTCGCCGCGTCGCTCGGTCCCGTTGCCTTGGCCGTGATTTCGGCGTCGTCGCCCAACAGCGCCTGCACGTCTCTGGCGAGCTTGTTGAAGCACTGCCATTGCACCAGCGGCACCACGTGGTTCGGCTTCAGCTCGTCGCCGGCGGCCGGCGGATTGACGCGCCCTTCCCACTTCTTCATCCACTCCGCGCAGCGTTGCGACCATCTGAGGTGCGAGGACTTCGCCAACAAAAAGTCCTGCTCGATGCGGTTGAGCAGCAGGCTTTTCTCGGCGTCCGGGATTTCGATCTGGAAGGATTTAGGCATGCGTCACAAATGAAAGCGCGTAGGAGGAGGCGGCGTCGGCGTTGAGGCTCCGCGGCTTGGGCTCGCAGAGCTCGCAGTGCCAATCAAACTCGGCCGCCAGCATTTCCGGAGTCATCCGAACGTACAGGTCCACCGAGCCGTCGCGGTGGGTGACCAGCCAGTCGCGGTCGGCGCTCCTCGTCTCGCGCCGGCGGCGGCGTCCGCACCACTCCGCGTGCTCGCCGCGCCCGAACACGCAGGCCTCGCAGCACATGGCCGGATCCGGCTTGTACGGGTTGGAGCGGTTTCCGTCGCGGTCGTTCATTTCTTCTTGCCTTTCGCCGCTGCGCGATCGAGCTCCTCGCGCAACTCGCCGGCAGCGCGCCGCGCCAGGCGCCAGTCGCGGATCAGGTCCAAGCGCTCGGCTTCGAGCTCGCGGACCCTGTCGATCAGGCTCGCGATGGCCTCGAGAAGGATCTCTTCAATCGTCTTCATCCGCTCTCCGCTTCTGCCCATACCGCTGCGGCTTCCACACGCCGGCGCTGCCCTCAAGCGATTCCCGGTAAGCAAACGCGCGTAGAGCGTACGGAATGCCCTCGATTGCGAGAGCCAGCCCGAATACGTCGTCGTCGTGTCCGATGCCCTCTTCCCTGCCGTTGCTTTTCCTGACAAAGGACCGCAGCTCTCCGATGGTCTCCGGATCGTGGACCGTGATCTGCCCGAAGCGCAAGGCGCTGTCGAGGCCGGCAATCAGGATCGGCCGGAAGATCGCGTTCGTCTCGTACCCGAGGTCCTGAAGCAATGCCGAGCGCCGGTCGCTGGGATCGCGCTGCTTCGAGTAAATCAACTCCAGCGGGTACGCCTGGCGCTCCTCGCTCGCGGTCAGCAGACACCCGATTACCGCCTTGCCCACGGCCTTCTGCTCGGGAACGAGAAACGCCCAGTTGTACCAGCGTCCCAGCCAGAACAGCCGCTCCGCCCACGGAGAGGGCTCGTATCGTTCGCGCAGTTTGGCGACGGCTTCCCGCGTGTCGACGTCCAAGACGGTCGCGGAGCAATAATCCGGGTCGGAGCTGCCCGCCCCCTGCCGCGCGCTGGGGTCGATCCCTTCCGCATGATCCGCGCCGATGATGTAGCGTCCTCCGGCTCGCGGCGTCCGGTACACCACCAGCTCGCCGCGGCCGTCCTCCGACTGGCGGAACTGCACCCGTTTCTCGAGCCCCGACTCGACCACTTCCAGGCGCCCGCGCGGCGCCCCGCGAATCTCGGGCATCCGCGCTACGGCCGCCATGTCGAAGATCGTGCGGCCGCTCGACTGGAAGGCCTCCTGGGGATTGCCCGGCTGTTCCTGGCGGAATCTTTCGATCTTGCCTTCGCAGGCCGTCTCGATCTGCCAGCGCCGCCAGGCGATCTGATCCACGTGCAGGTTGTACTTCTGCAGCTCCTGGATCTCTTCGCGCGTGAGCTTGAACCCGGGCTCCGGCGTGCGCCGGTATTCCGGATGCTCCCACCAGCCGAAAAAGACGAACTCCCAGCCGCCCGCCCGCCGCGGATCCATGGCCCGCTGGCAGAGATCGTAGAAGTCTCCGCCCATGCCGTTGGCCGTCGATTCGATGATGAGACCCGAGTCCGGCGAGTTCGGGATCCGCTGCATGAGCCCGGTCATCAGCCGGCCCATGTCGCGGTAGAACGCGGCCTCGGAAAGCTGCACCCAGTTGTACGGCGCCGCGCGGCCGATCTCCACGTTGTACGCCGTGTGCACCAGGATGCTCGACTGGTTGTCCCAGCGGATGTTTCGCTCGGTGTCCTTAATCAGCTCGGGCAGCGTAATTGCCGAGTTCCACTCCGACCCGTAAGGCTTCAGCCCGTACGAAGCGATGTACTGCTGGTAATAATCGAACACCAGCTCCGCGTGCGCTTCCGAATCCGCCACCACCAGCGCCCGCCGTCCGGGAAAGAACGGGACGCGCCGGAAGATCTCGGTCGCGGCCGAGCTGCTCATCCACACCTGCGAAGCCTTCAGACAGCACACGCGGACGGGCTGCCCCGCTTCCTCCTGCCTGCGGATGGCCGCGTTGAGCTTCCGGCCCGCCGGCGAGTTGCGGTAGGGAACCGTGGCGCCTTCTTTGTTGCGGATTTCCAGATGCTCGCAGAACTTCGCGTGATCCGCGAAGCCGCGGATCATGGCCGCGGTTTCCGCCGGCGTGAGGGATGGCGCCAGGGACGGGGTCATAGCGCGGCCCTCCCGAGAAGCGCATCCACGTACATCTGCCGCAGCTCCAAACCGTAGAATTCCATCAGGTGCTCATCTTCAAGCTGCGTCGCAAAACAGTACTCCGTGAGCCGGTTGTCGAATTTGTGCACCAGAGTCTCCGCCGGACTGCGCGCCACCGATGGCCTCAGCCTGGCTCGCAGCTCCGGAGTGTTATCGGCGCCCTGCATCACTTCCGCCCTGTCGTCATGGTCCGGTACAGATCGAGGAGTTCCTGCATCGAGCCGCTGAACTTCTTTTCCGTGTCCGGATCGAGCGCGTGCTCTACGCGGTCCTTGTACTCTTTGGGCTTCTTGGCTTTCAGCAAGGCCAGCAGAAGCGCATCCGAGTATTCGTGCTCGAGGAGCGGCCGTTTCTTCCCGCGCAGTTTTTTGGGATCCACCGGGATGAGCACCGGCTTGCCGTGATACAGCACCGGCCGTTCCACCCCTTCCACCGCACGCCGGACCGCCTCGTCTTCCAGGCGGTCGCCGGCAATCGCCGTCGCCGCGGCGAACGCCGCCCGGTATTCCGCCGAGCGTTCCAATAGCCGGTAGTGCGCCTCTCTGCTGATTCCCGCCGCTTCCGCCGCGCGTGTGATGCTGGCCGTCAGGCGGTACGCTGCCAGGAAGGCGCGCACTCGCGGGCCCGGGTTCCAATCTCGGGAATTTGTGGACTTGCCCAGAAAAGTAAGCTACTCTCCGATAGCGAAGGGAGAATCGAATCGATGGCGAAGAGCACCACCGCAAGCAAACCGGCCGCCGCGCCCAAGAAGGCGCCGAAAGCAGCCAGCCGCACCAAAAAGAAAGCCTAACCCGGGCGCCGCGCTCGCAGTTTGGGCGCGGCGCTCGTTTTGAGTTTCCTGAACCGCCGCTTGCGAAACCTCAAACCCGGCAGATCCCAGCCCACCAGGTCGTAGAGAGCCGGATCCGCCTCACTTAGCCAAAACCGGAGCTTCACTGCCGCACCCGCGCGGCGATGGCGTGCTCGATGCAATCCAGACGCCGGCAAACCTCGCCGTGCCGGTCCTCGCAGATCTTGTGCTTCAAATCGCACTCCTCGCGCGGCACGAACTCGCGCCGGATGGTCTCCTTGAGCCCCGCCACGGCGCGCATGTTCAGCGCGGACCACAAAAGGTTGATGAGCATGGCCACGAAAGGCCATACGAAAGCGGGAATGTTGGGCACTGGACGTTCCGCCTCTTACGCGACTATTGCGACTTTTGCCTGCGCCGCCGCGGCGGCCAGGTTGTCCAGCGCGCCGTTATACCGTTCGATGCCGGCATTCACGCGCACCTGAGCGGCCGCGATGGCGCTCTGCACGCTGGCCAGGTTCGCGGTGTCGGCCTGGTGACTGGCCAGGGCTTGTGTGGCGGCGGCGATGGCCGCCTCGAGTGGGGTTTGCATGGGAGTACTCCCGTTGATAATCGTCATGTTCTTTCAGGCAGCGCGCTGGCGGGTGCGCTTGGTTTGCAGGGTAATCAGCTCGACCGGATGAATCACCG